TCGTCGTGGTAGTCTCTTGAACCCGATCAGCTAAGACAAGTGCCATTTACACCTCTATGTTGCGTTGTTAATCAACACCCAGTCGGTTGTCTGGTTATCGTCAATTGTAGACCAGCCGGGTGTTTGTGTGTTGCCAATTAGTATCCAGTTTGCGGTTTCGCTATCGTCAATTAGCTGCCAATATACAGGAATCACAGTCCCAACAGAACCCGCCGCAGACACGCCGGTTAGGGCCAATGTCCTGTTACCCACCCCTAAACTGCCAACAGAGGCAGATATAGCCGCACTGGTTAAGCCAAAACCGAACTCAAACTGTACAGAACCTACGCTACCAGTTGCAGTAAGCGGGCTTAGCGGTACGGATAAATATCCAACTAAACCTGCTGCCTCAACGCCAGATAGGGCTACCTGTGCGTTTTGAGTTACATTGCCTACTGCTCCGGCTGCTGCAACCCCTGTTAGGTCTTTTGACTTACCAACAACAACGCTACCAACATTTCCGCTTGCGGCTACTCCGCTTATAGCTACGACACGGCTAGATGTTAATGTTCCTACAAAGCCTGTGGCAGCATCGCCTGTATCCGCATCCGTATTGCTGGGAATTAATGTCCCGACAGTGCCAGAAGCAGAAACGCCGGTTATGCCAACGCTAATGCCTTTATCGGAAACCGTACCTGCCGAACCTGCCGCAGAAACGCCTGTTATGGAATTAGTGTTACTTAATGTAAACGCACCAAGTAAACCAGACGCAGTAGTTCCTGTAAGAGCAACTGTCCGGCTGTCAGTAAGAGTCCCTACTGCCCCCGCCGCAGAAACGCCGGTTAGAGCGATGGAAAGATTTACACCTGTAGTCCCTACACTGCCTGCGGCTTCATTGCCGCTTACGCTAAGCGTTTCCGATGGGGCTAACGTCCCAACTAAACCTGATGACTCTACCCCTGTTAGAGCAACCGTAACATCAGTTGGCCCACCCCAAGGGGCATAACCCCAAGTGTTATACCCCCACGTTCCAGAAGCTGGGTCTATAGTAGTGTCGCCAGTAGCGCCAAAGGGCGCTCCGGCAAATGGGGCTATACCAAACATGGTCTACACGGCTTGTAGCCGCCCCCAATTGTTAGGTTGTTGCCAAACGCAGCAGCGCAGTCGTCGTAGTGTTAGAAGGCATGGTCAACGTGAATGTTCCTGCTGTAATGGTCTGAGAACCAAACGTGTGAACACTGATTGCCTTATTACTCTGCGTCGAGTTGTATACCAGAACACAATCAAACGCCGTAGACAACGTAACGGTTGTATATACAAACGAGGCTGATGGAGTCCAATAACCTACACCCGCCGTTGCAGATGAGTTGGTAGAAGTTGGGGCCGTTGCATTCGTGATGGTCACGCCGCCAGCGGTATAGTTTGTGCCGGACACTTCACCTGTAGCCGAGTATGCAGTGGTGGCAGCATTAACCGTAGCAGAAGCTAGGTATAGCGCAGCTTTTAGGGTATCGACAGTAGGGGAAGTCAAGCTACCACGAGAAACGATAGTAGAAGTGCCAAGCTGGTGCTGAGCCAACATCAGTTCACCAAGGAACGATGTACACATTGATTGCGAGTTTGCCATGATATTTCCTTAAAAAGATGCAGTATCGCCACCGGCAAAGGTAGGCACTTTCTTCAACGTAACATGCGCTGATCGGTGAACCAACTCGCCATCCAGCCAGTACTCAACCCACGTTGTCAGTTCATTCTCATTATCGACTGTGCCTTCCCGCTTTTCAAGCAAAGAATCGTCCATATCGCCTTTGGTAGTAGTGACTATCAATTTGAACTCCTGATAAGCGCAGTTGTAGAGGTGTTAGTGGGCATAGTGATTGTAAACGTGCCAGTAGATGTTTTATCCGACCCAAAGTCCAAAACCGCCACAGACTTGTTACCTTTGGATGCGTTGTAAATCAAAGCACACCGGGCGGTCAAAGATGCTGTCCAAGACACATTGTTCCAGTTCGCATAGGCTGTATAACCAGATGAGCTAATAGATACCCCAGTCATAACTTGTCCGCCAGCCGTATACCCAGAAGCAACAACTTCATTAGTCGTGGTATATACCGTGGTGGCCTCATTCAAGTCAGCATTACCCGTGTATAAAGCAATTTTAATTGTATCCGTGGACAAGTCGTGGATAGCCTGATACAGCTCCTTTTTGAAGCTGGTAGTCTGGGTTTGGACGATGCTCATTTCACGGCCTGTCTAAATTGACCACTACGATAAGCGTCCTGACGTTCCATACCATCTGCCAAGCGTTTAGCTAGAACAACGGCTTCCATGTACTTCTGATTGTACAGAGCCATCATGTCCTGCTCGCCCTTCATATAGGTGTACGCTTCTACTAAAGACCCATATAACAACACCGAATCAAAGTTATCACCTAGCCAAGTTTGACCGCTGGACGCGGTGGTGATTGACTCAGGATAGTAGTAATAGTGAAGTTCTGCGGAGTAAGTGGTGTCTGGCGTTGGGCCAAGGATGAAACTCAACTCATTGGAAATCGTAGAACTTGCTACTGTCGGGCCAAACAAAGCATAGTATTTTGGAGTTCCCGTGCTTGTTGGGCTTGGGTATGCCTCGCGTATAAAGTTTACATCTTTGTTTAAAAGATATATGTAGTCCCCGCCACCATAAGGAAACACCGCCAAAGAATACGGGGCTAAAAAGTCATTTGGGCAAGATAAGTACTTATTGCTAGCAGTAATTGTTCCCGTCACGTTTTTACGCAACGAGGGGAACTGCATCGAGTTGTAGATACGCTGCTCTGCCTGCGTGATAAACAGGTTTACATCCACCGTTTGAAAGGTGTTCTCCGTGTAATCGGAAATCGCAACTACAAGCGCAGCGTAGTTCATGCCATCGGGCCCCGTGCCATCACGCCTTTGGTAGCACAACCAGTACCACGTATTTTGATACCGTCAGTTTTGGCAGGTTTATCAGGGCCGTTGTTGTACATACCTACGCTCATACGCATATTATTGGTACTGCTAAGTTCAGCATCAAAGCCGGGGTTGCTAGAAATCTTCATAGCCTTGCCATCCATCGTATGCGGTTGCGCATAAACGGCAGCAGAGCCAACTTCTTTGCCACCTTTTTTCATTGTGTATGCCATGATTTACCCCGTCTTTTGGTTAGCTGCGCGAGACATATTACGGCCCATACGCATACGGTCATCCGTAGTAGGGCCACCTTTTTTAAGTTTCAGGGTTGTGCCCTTACCGCCCTTGTGTTCTTGAGCATCGTGCTGCTTGAACGCTTTTTTAATCATGGCCTTATCTTGCGCCACATCCATCTTCATACTTTCTTTAGCCATCATGGACTCCTATGAAACCGTTACTGTGCCAACACTTGTAAACCCAACCAAATAATTGGGGGTTAAAACCGAATCAAACAAACTTGCTCCACCTACCGGAGCCCATCCCCACTGAATGTCCCGTGAACCGCCAGCAGGAAACCCATTCACATTATTACCCGAAGTCACATACGTTGTGTCCTTCCTTGGGTTACGCAGCGCTTGCGGGTCTTCTACCGGAAATGTACCAAGCATCAATTGCGGTTGGTCGGGATCCCAGCACTCAGGGCAAACAAGCAAATCATATTTCCGTTGCTTGATTATCTCTGTTTTTAACTTCTTTAGCAGGAATTGTTGACCGCAACGATCACATTCTGCAATCGCCTTTTTACCAGAGGCAAACCGATTAGGCATTACGAATTCCCGATGAACATCTGCCTTGGGACAAAACGTATAGCCGCAGTTTCCCGATCTTCTGCCGCCGCCAAATCCCAAGCCTCATCGTACTGGGCTTTAAGAATTTGCAAACGATCCATGCCGCCCGGTATTTTTTGGGCTACGTAATATGCCAGTCCTGCAATCATGCACGGTAGGAACCTAAACGGTACATCCATCGTATTCACACCACCACCCGCATCGTTAACACGGCGCATACGCCAATAGACAAATTGGTAGGTTGTAGAGTTGTCCGGTGTAGGCCAGAGCGTTACCCGTGGGATGTTTTGAATAGCCACCGCATCGCCCGACGAATGGGATGCCGCAGTCGTATTGTTCTGTCCACGGGCGCAGCTATATAGGGTATTGCCTGATATGTACCCGTAGTAAATGGTTTCTGTGCCAACCAGCAGGTACCCCGTGGCTGGCAAGCTGGCAGCAGACGTTACAGAAATAGTGGTATCTGTAGCCGATATACCTGCGCTTAGCGTAGTGACCGAAGCTGTAGTCTGCCCATCAAGCCGTTGGAACCACATTTGAATCGGGCGAGCTTGTTGAAGTTTATTGGGGATCGTGGCGTAAGTGCTGATACTGATACGGGTGATGGTCAGGTCAGCTTGTGTAGACGCAGTATTGGAGCCGGTACGAATCACATGCTCTAGCAGGTCTACGGTGTCCGTAGGAACGGGGTAAGTGTTCAACCCCGGAACTAAATTAATAGTCCCCTGCTCAAACGTCCACATGTTTACGCCACGGTTTGCCCAATCAGCAAACATGATATTAAGGCTACGCCGCGCAGTACGCATGTCGTAGCCCGTGCGCAACTCGGAACCCGCACGTTCAAATGCTTCCTCGACTATCTCGCTCAAGTCAAGGTTGAAGGTAGCGGTTCCCGAAGTGGTCATTTAAGTCCTTTGAGGGTTTGCGCTAACCTAGCGCGCTGCCCCATTTTACCCGGTGCCTTAGCTGCTGCGGCTAATTTTTTTGCTGGGATAGGCTTGTCGCTTTTAACGCCAAGTTGTGCCTTTAAGGCACCGGGCTTTTTAATTGCCTTTTGAATCCATTTTTCAGCCATTATCTGTACCTTGCTGTTTTTGCCGCCACTTTGGGGGGCTGTTTTACGAACTGTTTACCTGCCGCCTTACCTACACGCTTTGCCTTAGTTGTTGCCGCATACTCCGCTGGGGATAAGGACTTTATAGCCGCTTCAGGTAAATATCGCTCACCTGTTTTGGAAGAGGGCTTCCCCGACTTAGTGCGCCATTTCTGGTCACCCCAATCTTTAAGGGACTGCTGCGGCGCTTTCAATCTCGGTATCCCCCGCCAGAAGCCTTATATTTCTTAGCTACAAGCTGTGCTTTTCTGGCTGACCATTGCCCTGCGCTAGTACCCTGCGTAGCCGCAGCTTTAACCTGCGCCACAATCTTCTTGCGTAAGCTAGGCTTAGTGTAGTTTCCAGCGGCATTGACCGTACCCCCTTCAGCGTATTGTGTAAAGTCAGTATCATCCCTGCGGGGCATTTTCTTGCCCTTTGGCATTTTGGAGGGGGAGATGTCCCCCATGCCGCGACTGGCTCTCACTTCATCATCCCACCGCCACAGGCGATAAACGTGCCGCGAGTTTTGCCACGTTGAGCACAACCATCAGCGCGTGCGGATGCAGAACCACCTTTAGCCATCTTTTTTACTGGCTCGTCTACAGGTACCGAGTCAGGGTACATCGGAGGCTTAGGTGCTGGTTTAGGCTTAGGCTTCTTAGCCACGGGCTCGTCTACGGGCACCGAATCAGGATATTTAACGTCAGCCATGATGGCTCCTTAACACATTTTGCCGCGAGTTTTGCCTTTAACGGCAATCCCATCAGCACGTTTAGACGCGGAACTTACCGAGCCGCCAGAAGCCATCTTCTTAACTGTTCCGCCTTTTTTCATACCAAACGCATTACGGATACGCTCATTAACAGACCGAGTGTCTGATGTTCCCGAACCACGTCCCATGCGCGCTTGACTTAGTTTGATGCGCTCACTCAACGGTAGAGTTGTCTCATCTACAGATGGAGCTTGTTCCATAGCAGTACCTTGGCCCCGAGGTTTATTTCGACCCTCATTGCTGTACATAGGAGTTTGTTGTCCCGAAGGTGTAGGCATGCGGGCCGGTGCGCTAGCAGACTCACCGCGACGAGTCAAGCCTTGTTGCTTGTTCAAATAGTCGCGCAAGCTAAGGCCCGAGGCAGCAAGCTGCTCCTTGGTAACCATAGGCATTTTGGCCCCAGAAGATGCTTGTCCGGGGCGTACTGGCATTTTTGTTGGAGCTTCTTCATCCATGACTGGTGCAGCTTTACTTGCTAGTTTTGCAACAGCATTAGCACGGATTTGATTTTCCGCATCAGAAACATTACGACGAGCGCGTTCTGCCGGAGAATTCATTGCCGCTTCATTTGCTGCTTCTTCGTCTGTTTGCTCAGGTATACCACTACCTAAATCTGCTGCGTCATCTTCAAATACAGGGCCGTATTTAGTTCCCATAATTTACTCCTTAGCAGGCCATGCCGCCTTTTTTCATTACGATTTGTTTAGCTTTGGTTTTGCCTTTAGCCGCAACGCCGTCAGCAGCACGGGTGAAGCCGCCAGCAGCCATCTTCTTAACGCCGCCGCCTTTTTTCATACCCATCATTTGCTTTTTGTCCATTGCCATGTCAGCTTTGGAGCCTTCTTTCATGCCCTTTTTCTCAACATCCTTGCCGGACTTCTCGAATTTTGCAAAGGGATTCACACCTTTTGTAGCCATATCACCACCTCGTTTAAAAGTTTTGCCTTTATCGGCCTTGCTGAAATCCTGCCCCACGGACTGTGGAACCCCTACCTTCTTGGCAAACGACGGCGAGTGGGCTATCGCTTCCATGAATTTGTGCTGTTTAGCGCTAGTTGACGGCATTATTTACTCCACGATTGAAATAAATGGGTTAGTGTTGCGCCGAGCAGACCGCCTGCGCCTGCGATACCAACTAAAACTCTCCAACCACCTTTGGCTTCAGACAAAGTTTTATCAATATCAGAAAGCATTTTCTTAATCTCGTCTATGTCCGCAGCCATTTTGTCCACGTCTGCTTGCAGGTGCGCAATGTCAGAAGCATGGGTAGCTAGTTCACGGGCAGTTTGTATTGCGTCTTCCATATCAGCACTTCCACCTTGCTAGTGAAGCCGCCTTGCGGGTAGGCTTGCCTTTTTCGTCTTTCATCGGCCCCGGCATACCTGACATCCGAGCGCAGAATGACTTCTTGCGTGGGCCACCCTGTGGCTGCGGAGCCTTGAGGTTACTGCCTGTTGCAGCATTATATTTAGCGCGGCCCTTGGCAGTCAGCCCAGCCCCTTTAGAGACCGGCAGTTTTTCACCGCGACCTACTGCAAGGGATGGGGTTTTCTTAGCCATTTACAACCTTCAGTTTGGACTGACGGATATTTTGCATTAGTGGGACTACAGCTTCCTCGTAGAAGTTGCTAGTAAATTCTTCCATGCCAATATGCGGTAAGCTAATCTCTACGTCAATATATACCTCGTAGCCCATTGCTGTTGCGCGGTCACAGAACAGGTAGTCTTCACCAACGTACTGCCCATCCACAATGTCAAAGTCAAACACGGCAGACATTGTTTCATTCTTGCCCTTGTTCTCGTATGCCCACTCAGGGTGTGCAGCAATCATCTCTTCAATTACACGGCGCTGTATCAACATAAACCCTGTGCCGACACGCTTTACACGCATCAGAGAGCCATCAAACACCAAGTCGCCATTGCCATCAAGGAATAGGTCTGTAAAGAACTTCTTGTCTTTTGCGCGGCGGGGGTAAGCCCCAGCAGAAATATCCTTCTGTCCGCCTTGTGCAAGAAGCCGTAATACATCGTTGGGCTTAACTACAACGTCAGCGTCAATAAAAAGCAAGTGGGTTGAGTCGGTCTTTAAAAACTCATGCACCAAGGCATTGCGGGCCATAGTGATAATCGAGCAGTTGGAGATGTCCGACAAAAATATGTCCACGCCAAACTTAGCCGCCTCTGGCACTAACGCAGCCAGTGCAAAAGCAGTCTTGATGTTCAGCTTGCCGTCATACGCTGGGATGCCGATAAACAGCTTATTCCCAGCCAGACTTGCTTGTTTAACTTCAGCCATAGTATATATTTGCTGCGACTACGTTAGACATGTATGCGTAAATACCATTAACCGCTATAACACCGTCATCGGGGATGATGGGCGCATTGTTGTAGACATCCGTTGCAATAACATCGTAAGACAGCAACCAACGGCTTGCGTATACCATGCTAGGGGTTGCTGTAATAGTGCCAGAGTTGATGTCTGTAACGGTAAACGTGCTTGAGTTCGTAACAGTGACTACGTAGTTTCCATTGGTAGCTGTGCCGCCTGTACCTGCTGCAAAGTCAATCCCAATTACATCCCCAGTAGCCAATCCATGTGCGGATTGAGTAACGGTTACTGTAGTGCCTGAACGCCCATAAGTAGCCGTTGTTACTGGCGCTGTGGTGGTGTCAAAGAGAGCAATAAAACCGGTTGTAGCTGATCCCGTAAACGAGATGCCCTTGATGCGATTACGCCCAAGCACCATAAACCCGCTACCGTTCAAATGTGCCTGTTTTACAGGTGTCTGATTCATAATCAATCTCCTATGAAGCAGGGGCCGAAGCCCCTGAGATTAATTACTGTTGACCAGCAGGTTGGGCCATGTTGCCGCTAGAGTCGCGCACTACATAGGCAACAATAACAGTCACTGCGCCAGTAGAGGACGAGCCGGTAGTTGTAAAAGTCAGGGCTGCATCGGTAGCGCCGACGTTAGCCTGCGTAGGGGTAAAGCCCGCAGCAAAAGAAACTGCAATAGTTCCAGCAGAAGTAATGGTAGACGCGCTAGCAGTATCAACACCAGCAATGCTTACTTTCAGCGTAGTAGCTGAAGCAAACAAGGTAGTCGTCAGAATCTGCACTGATGTGATCGCTGCGCCTGCGGGAATATATCCTGCGGCAATGCTACCGGTTGCAACTTGTGCAGCGGTCAAGTTAAAGGTCTGAGCGACGATGGTAGCGCCGGTGTTTTGAACATTACCAGCAGTGGTGCCGGTTGTGTTTTTAACAGTGCCGAGCAGCCAAGGGCCAAGGTGAGTTGCGAATCCCATGATACTTATTCCTTACATACAAGTTAAGTACATTGATCGGTATGTCGTCTGCCGGGACAGTTCAATGTACCGGAAAGCCCGGTTAGCTGCAATATACACTATTTTCAAGGCTTGTCAATATGCCCTTCAAAGACCCAAAAGTTTACAAGGCAAAGCACAAGGAGTATTCCGCAAAGTACTACGAAAACAACAAGGAAGCTGAGAAAGACCGTATCAATGACCGCCGCAGGAAAAAACGCAAGGAGTGGAAAGACTACAAAGCCAGCCTATCCTGCTCCAATTGTGGGTTTAATCACCCTGCCTGTATAGACTTTCATCACCCACCGGGAACCAAAGAACACGGCGTTAACAAATTAGCCCAAGATGGTCGGTTCAAACTAGCCTATGAAGAAGCCGCGAAATGTATAGTTCTGTGTTCAAACTGCCACCGCATACACCACTACAATGAAAGACAAAAGAAAAAGGAGGCCAAAGCCTCCTAATCCGGGTTGGATCGTACCCAATTAAGCCGCGACTTCTTCCTCTTCGGCTCCGTCTTCCGCAACTTCTTCGCACTCGTACCAGTCGTCAGACTCTTCGTCATACGCGTACCAAACTTCATTTTCTTCATCGAACCAGTAGGCTACGCCTTCTTCGTCATATACATACTCTTCGTCAGCAAACTCATCTTCGGCTTCGTCTTGGTCGTCAAACTCTTCCAAGCGTTCTACGAAACCAGCAACGGCCACGGCTTTCCACAACGCATCTGTAGAAAACTTAACTTGCTCGCCAAAACCAAAATCAATTGTCAGTGTGAATTCCATGATATACCTCTGTAAAAATGCCGCAGCACGGCGCTGCAACCACATCCTACGAGCCATTTGTGACAGTTTTTGGGCGTAAAAAAGGCCCCCGAAGGGGCCTTTCCAGCAGGGTTAACCCTAGCTTAAGACGAACCGGGCGATCCGAAGATACCCAGAGGGTCAGACACGCCGAAGCTGTAACGCTCGCGGGCCTTGTAACGCACGTTGCCGGTATCGAAGTCGCCGTCCATGCTGTTAGCCAGCGGAGTACGGACAAAGTGCTTCAAACCGTTAGGCACGTCAGTGGTCAGGAACCAACCATTGGTGTCGGTCAAGAAGTGGTTAACGGTGTAACCTTCAGGAATCGAACCATTGTTCTTCAGTGCGTTGATATCGTTGTCGGTAGTGCCAACACGCAGGCTGGTTTCCAACAGACGGGTAGCAACGAACATCAGGCTTGGGGGAACAACCAGCTTACGTGGCTTAGCTGCGATCAGCAGGCTGCGCTCGTCTGTCCAAGCGGCGATCTGGATAACTGCGTTTTCCAACGAAGTCTCATTCAGGTCAGCGCCAGTGGAAGGACGGTTGCTGTTAGTGCCACCAGAAACCAGCGGGTGTGCTGTGTTACACAGGGATACACCGTCGCCATAAACCACAGACGAGCTAAACGCATTGTTCAGAACGTAAGCAGCTTTAACTTGCTTGGTGTAAGCCATACCGCGAGCCAGTGCCTTGGTATAACGAGCAGACAGCGAGTCATACAAGTTATCTTCCACAGCTTCTTCCGTGATGGAGAAGCCAAGGGCAATGGTTTCGTGGTTGTAACGAGCAGTCCATGCTTCTTGTGCATTGTCATATTGAATGGCAGAGCCCTCATTTTTGACAGGTGCAGCATTGAAACCAGACAGTTTCGTTTCTTCTTCAAAACTACGCTCCGACGTTTCGGTTTCGTAGATTTCTTTGTGCTCTTCGCCGTATTTAGCGTACTCCAGACCAAACAATGCATTCAGTCCGGGGAGCAGTTCTTTAAGTAGTTGTGCGCGTGAAATAGCCATGATTTACTCCTTAGATACCAGTGGTATCAGTATATTGGTGCAAGTTGAACTTGACCAAGAACTCGTAATAAGTCGTGGCACTATTACCGGCAGCGCCAGTAGCAGTATCAGGCACAACGTCAACTACGCGAATTGGCAAGGTGTTGGTGGTGTTAGCGGAAGTTCCGTCAATACCGTAGTACGAGTCACCAGTGGTGGTCGAACCAGTATTAACCGAAATAGCCACGTTAGAACCAACAATCGTGCGGTCATAAGCCACAGGAGTGGTGTTCTGACCATTGGTTGCCACAACACGGAACAAAGCGTTTGGATCATCAACAACATAGCCAAAAGCCATAGCG